GGGTGCTGGCAATATTGATATTTCCCTTTGCGGTACTCTATGAGATTGTGAAAATGAATGAGCAGTCTCACCACCGAGGGAAACGAAAACGAAGAAAAAGATTTTAATGACGAGGGTGCGTTATCGCACAGAGATTTAATTCTCTGAACGGTGACGCACTCTCTTTTTGTTTGGAGGTATTTATGAAAGAGTTACTTGAAAAAATTCTCGGGCAAATCAAAAAGACCCCGGAAGGGGTCAGAGCCTATGAGGATTTATACCATATCTGTCTCGAGACACAGAAGACAGACATTCCCCTATCCGTGGAGTATCTGAAAAAGCTGTCAGACATTATCGAGAATCGGATTCCGCAGTCTGAAACAGACAAGGAGCTTCGCTCCCTGTTCATGCTTCACAAGAAGGTTTTGCTTGCCGCCGCTCCATTCGATTTTGAAAGCTATCTACTCTATGTCGAATGGGAACGTGAGCCGGACAAGAAGTTCTATGTCCCTCGCCGTGAGGTCATGCACCCTGTCGTACAGGCAATGCAAGATTTGATTGACGATAGGCTGGATTTACTTACGATTTCCATGCCGCCCGGTACTGGTAAGTCCACTCTCGGTATCTTCTTCCTGTCGTGGGTCATGGGTCGATTCCCGGATTCACAGTCCCTTGCTTCTGCTCACTCGGGTATGCTGACACGCTCCTTCTATGATGGTGTGTATCAGATTATCACCGACAGCGAGTACCTTTGGGCTGATGTGTTCCCGGGAGTAAAAATGGCGGCAACGAACTCCAAGGAGGAAACCATTGACCTTCACAAGAAGCACCGATTCTCTACACTCACCTGTCGAGCAATCAATGCTTCACTGACTGGTGCTACCCGATGTGACAAAATCCTCTACGCCGATGACTTGTGTTCCGGCATTGAGGAAGCTATGAGTAAGGAGCGATTGGATAAGCTGTGGAGTGCCTACACCAATGACCTTAAATCTCGAAAAAAGGAAGGTGCGAAGGAAATTCATATCGCTACCCGATGGTCTGTCCATGATGTTATCGGTCGATTGGAGAATCAGTACGGTGGTGATTCCCGAGCGAAGTTTATTGTCCTTCCGGCACTGGACGCAGACGGTGAGAGTAATTTCAATTACACCTACGGTGTCGGATTCAGCCGTAACTATTTCGAGGATATGAGGAACAACCTTGATGAAGCGTCTTTCAAGGCTCTGTTTATGAATCAGCCTATCGAGCGTGAGGGTCTGCTCTACGATGTGGACGAACTGCGCCGCTACTTCGAGCTTCCGGCAGAAGACCCGGACGCTATTATCGGTATCTGTGATACCAAGGACAAGGGTTCTGACTACGCTTTCCTCCCGGCGGCGTATGTGTACGGCAATGACTACTACATTGACGATTGCGTTTGTGACAACAGCTTACCGAACATAGTTGACGCTCGATTGGTGGACATACTGCTCCGCTGTAAGGTCAAAATGTGCCGTTTCGAGAGCAATTCCGCTGGTGGTCGTGTTGCCGAGAAGGTACAGAACGAGGTCAAGAAGCGTGGTGGTATCACTCGCATTACGACCAAGTTCACTACTGCCAATAAGGAGACAAAAATCATCGTCAACAGTGCGTGGGTCAAGGAACACTGTCTGTTCAAAGACGATAGCCTGTATAAACGTCAGAGCGATTACGGTCGTATGATGGATATGCTCGGCTCTTACACTGTGGCTGGTAAAAACAAGCACGATGATGTTCCCGATGGTATGGCTATGCTGGCAGAGTTCGCACAAAGTCTGTCCGGCGCAAAAGTTGAAATCTTTCAGAGACCGTGGTAACACAAGAAGTGTTACTTATCCACACTTTCCACACAATTATCAACATATTGTATGCACTATGGTGTTGACATACACTATATAGTGTGTTACAATGTAAAGCGTAATAGTGAGTAATTTATGCTCACTCAAATTTTAGAGATAAATGGGTGCATGATTGCACGAGGTAATTTAGACCTCAAGCAGTCATGCACCCATTTTTTGTATGCAGAAAGGAGGAAGGAACGTGGCACATCAAATTGACGAGAGCAAGCCGAAGTATCTAAGTCAGACACGATTTATGAGCGGTCGGCGCATTATCAAGACCAGCGTGACAGAAATCACGGACGAAAACGTGGTTGATGTTCTCCGTAAGGCTCTCGCTACTCACGAGTTGAACCGCAGTGAGATTGACTACCTGTGGAAGTATTACCGTGGAGACCAGCCAATCAGAAACCGTGTCAAAGACGTTCGCCCCGAAATCTGCAATAAGATTACCGAAAATCGTGCAAACGAAATTGTGTCCTTCAAGGTTGGGTATCTGTGTGGCGAACCGATTCAGTACGTCAGCCGTAATGGTGGCGAGGAAATCGTAAAGCAGATTAACACCCTCAACGAGTATATGTTCGCAGAGGACAAAGCCGCTCAAGACCAAGAGCTTGTCGAGTGGCAGATGATTTGTGGTACAGCGTTCCGTCTTGTCCTTCCCGATGAACCGGGTGAGGAAGACGAAGCTCCTTTTGAGCTTTACACTCTCGACCCGAGAGACACCTTCGTTGTGTATTCAAACGAAATCGGTAACAAGCCGCTGATGGCGGTTAAGTACAGCAAAGACGATAACGAGATTTTCCACTACTCGATTTACACCGAGAATCGCTATTACCTCGTGGACGGAGACATTTTGGTGGAATCCAAACCTCATGCCCTCGACATGATTCCGATTATCGAGTACCCGGGAAACAATGCTCGTCTCGGTTCTTTTGAGATTGTGCTTCCTCTACTGGACGCAATCAACAATGTGGAAAGTAACCGTATGGACGGTATGGAGCAGTTGGTACAGGCTTTTATTAAGTTCATTAACTGCGACATTACCAAGGAGGAATACGAGGAGTTCTTACAGCTCGGCGCAATCAAGGTGAAGTCCGTGGACGGACAAGCCGCTGATGTTGGTGTAGTCACCACAGAGCTGAATCAGACACAATCGCAGACCCTCAAGGACGATTACTACAACGCAATGCTCACCATCTGCGGTATGCCAAACCGTAACGGTGGTTCTTCCACGAGTGATACTGGTTCTGCCGTGTTGCTCCGTGATGGTTGGTCTGACGCAGAAGCTCGAGCAAAGGACAGCGAGAATGTTTTCAAGCGAGCAGAAAAGAAAATGCTCAAGCTGGTTCTTCGTATCTGTCGAGACCTCGGCGGTCTCACGCTCAAGTTGAGTGATATTGATATGAAGTTCACTCGCCGTAACTACGAAGCCATTCAGAGTAAATCTCAAGTCCTTATCTCCATGCTTCAAGAGCCTAAGATTCACCCACAGTTGGCGTTCCAGCATAGCGGAATGTTCTCTGACGCTGAATCTGCTTACACCATGAGCATGAAGTATTACGAGGAGCAACAGGAGAAAGCCGCTGAACTGGCTAAGAAGACCGCTCCCGATGATTCCGGGGGCGATGATAATGACCCGGACAATAACGATATTTAAGCGGTAAGCCGCTGTGAATATAGGCAGAGAAGCCTTAAATCGCAATAGTCAGAGAAGACTTAAACCGCAAACATTGTCACAGAAGACATTAAAAGACAGGAGGATTTCAACATGGCAAAAATTGACATTAGCAAGATTGACGGCTATGCCGACATGACCCCGGAACAGAAAATTGCCGCTCTTGAAGCGTTCGAGACAGAAGACCCCGATTACAGCGGATATGTAAAGAAGGATATTTTCGATAAGACAGCTTCCGAGCTTGCGGCTAAGAAGAAGGAGCTGAATGAAAAGCTCACTGAGGACGAGCAGAAAAAGCAGAAGGAACAGGAGGAACGTGAGGAGTTGCAGTCCAAGTACGACAAACTGCTCCGTGAAAGCGAAGTTTCCAAGTTCAAGGCAAAGTTGCTCGGCATGGGTTACGAGGAGAAGCTGGCTGACGCTACCGCAGAAGCAATGGCTGATGGTGATACCGAGAAGGTCTTCGCCAATCAGAAGAAACATCTTGAGAATGTCGAGAAGAAGGTTCGTGCGGAAGCCCTTAAAGATACACCGAAACCGACCCCGGACGGAGATTCCAAGACAATGACCCTTGAGAAGCTCCGCAAAATGTCTCCACAGGAGCGTTATGACTATTCTGTGAAGAATCCCGAGGACTACAAAGCCCTCTACACCAATAACGATACAGGAGGTAATGAGTAATGGCTCATAAGATTTATGACAATTTCTATCTCTCCAACGAGGTAGAAGACCAGTTCAATTCCCACCTCGATTTACAGCAGTTCTGTACTGTTGATAACTCTCTCGTGGGTACTGCTGGTATGAAGCGCAAGATTAACGTCTACAAGGCTACCGCTGGTACGGAGAAGCTGAAAATGGGCGAAGGTAACACCAAGAGCATTGAGGTTTCTTTCACCCCGGAGGAGTACGAGATTCAGCTCGCACAGAACAAGTTCCAGTATTATGACGAACAGGAAATGACTGACCCTATGCTCGTTCCTGTCGGCACTCGTCACATGGGTACTGATATGTTCAATACCGTAAACGGCGATGTGTACGGCGAGTTCAAGAAGGCTACTATGGTCGTTCCTACTGCGAAGATTGACTTCGCCGCATTTGTGGACGCTGTTGCCAATCTGAACATCGAAAGCACTGACAATCAGCCGGAGAAGGTTGCTCCGCAGACTTTCGCTTTCGTACACCCGGGCGATACTGCCGAGCTTCGTAAGAACCTC